GTGTCCCCGCCCGCCCCCCCGTTTTTTCGGAGGGGGGGGGGGGGGGGGGGGGCTTGAGTTAGGATTGAAAGCAGGCGCACCTTTCCAATATGCTTATCGGGGAGTAAGCATTTCACCCATCGCCAAAATTAAAAAAAAATTAGTTTGTAACGCTTGGGGAAAAAATCCGTTTGGGTCCGATTTTGCTGCCTTGAACAGGCTGTCCTGATTTAGGGCTTCCACCCTGTTCTTCTCCCTTCTGGAATCGCCAGCACGGACAAAGGCTTCCCAAAGTTCGTCCGGAATCTCCTTGCCGATGAACCGGTGGATCCAAGGCTTTTTAGGATCTGCTCCCAACAGTCGGATTTGAGCGACACTGAATCCATTCCCGGTGGGGTGAGATGATGCGCGGGAAAAGTCTTCGCGGGTGGGTATCATGGTGGGCTGGGTGATGTGGGCGAATAGACCTTATCTCGAAACCGCTTCGCGATTTCTCAAAAAGTATCTTGAAGAATGGATAGATCTGAGGACTGCCCCCTTACCCCCAGTCCCTTATTCAAGGAGGAGGTAAGAGAAACAGTCCCACAAATCCAAGGTTCTCAAAAAGTAGAGCCGTCGAATGAGATGAGTCTGGCCAGACTGGGTTTCCCCGATCCTTCCGTTCCTGTCTTCGGATGGCACTGCCCCAGGGTTACCCCTGCCAGGAAAATAGTAGGGCTGATCTTTGTTCCCCGGACTCATCCGCCACGACTCTGGGTCGTATCAACGAAAAAGCCCAAGTAGTCGCAGGTACTTGGGCTTCTCCGGCTATCCTGCCGTCGGGCACTAGTCCCTGCGACAGGAATCAGCTTCCTGTATCTGTGCCTGAAATCGAAACACCGGCAAGAGAAATCTCCATGAAATTACGCCATCATTGTCCGGGACAGCATGGGCTTGATGGGCAGGCGCCGTTTCATCGCCAACTCTTGGTTCAGGTCCAAATCTTCGTTGGTCAAGCTCTTGGTCTCTGCGGCGGGTGCAACTGACGCTGGCTGTGTCATACCACCGGCAACGCCAGAAGCCGCAGGAGAGGCAGCAACGGGCGACTGTGAAGGGCTGGAGATGTCCATCATGTTCGCCTTGCTCTCGTATCTGGCTTTTTCCTCGGGGGATAGTTTCGCATATTGCTCACGCAACGAGAGTCCTGCCTCACCTTGGGTCTTGCCACGCGAAGGACCAGACGTAAACCGCAGCCCCGCCCGTCCTCGCCCGGTCCGCTGTGGGGCGCCACCGGTTTGCTCGTCGAAGTAGGTCGTGAATCCGGCAGCACTCTGCGGCGCCATAGCACCGCCACCACCAGCAGGGCGGGGCAGCATTGGCGTATTGCCACCGGCACGGGGTTGGAGGTTCCGCATGGTCATGGAGCCAAGCATGGGCCTCTGTGCGGGGCCGGACGGACCGGCGGGACCCATTGGGCCAGCAGCACCCATCATAGGCGCAGATGGGCCTCGAGGAGCCTGCATAGGCCCCTGGAAGCCCTCCCCACCATAAGCCTCGCTTCTCAACTGGCTCATGGGCTTGGCCAGACTAGCGGTGGCAGCCGCCGCACGGTCAGATGTTGCCACCTCGATTGGGCCTTTTCGAGGGGTTCCCATCATCGGCATAGGGCCTTTGATGCCAATGTCTTTGGCCTGGGTCGCAGCCATTCCAACTCGGGGGTATAACGGTTTCATTGCCCCCACGATACCATCTGCACCCAAAGCGCAAATTCGGCCCTTTCACTGGGGGAATGCCAATGCCAAGGCGCCTGCCAGACGCTCAACCTCGGCGTGGGTGTAACGGTCGTTCACTCGCGGATCCTCATGGTCTGCCAGCAACTGCCGCAACTGTTTGTCTGCACCGGTCCGGGCAAGCTCCGTCAGCACGGTGTGGCGCAGTGAGTGGAACGACTTCTCCCGGATGGTCCGGTTGTTCATCCTCTCTCCCTCTGGCACCGTGTAGACCGTCGCCTCGATGATGCCAGCCCGTTCCAGCATCATCCCGAAATAGTGGCTCACCTTGGTCTCTTTGGCCAGCATAGGCGTCACTGGTCCACTCTCCTGCCTCACGGCTCTGAGGTGCGCCAGCAACGGCGCCAGCAACGGCAAGACCACCGGCTTCCCGCGACGGGCTTTCTTCTGCGGGGTAAATGTCACGGTGCCAGCATCAAGGTCGAAGTCTTCCCAGTTCCGGTGCGTGGCATCACCCATCCGCATCCCGCAGTACAGCCCGAGCCGGACAGCGATCTGCCACTCGTGGCCTTTCCGCCGCATGTGCAAATCATCAATCGCTGGCTGTCCATCCACGAATGCCAGCAATTTCGCCACCTCCGCCGGGCTGAATGCTTTCCGGTCAATCTTGCCGATCATAGGCAGACGGACCATCAGCGTGGGATTCACCGGCACCACTCCGAGATGCACCGCACGCTCAAACACCGCTCGGACCGTTTTCAGGTAGTTCCGTGCCGTCCCATGGCTCCGCCCGCTGGCCATCAGCATATCGTAAAAGGATTGGCACTCCCGGTGGCCCACATCCCACAGCATGGCATCCGCCCGCGCTCCCAGGTGCGCAGCAAAAGCCTCACACTGGACAGCGTAGTGTGCCCGCGATTTCTCCACCACCTCCAGGCTAGCCACATGCTGCGGCCAAAACTGATTCCACGACGACGATACCTCAGGAGGCGCCACCCCGGCCAAACGCCAGATGTCCTCGAGTATTTTGGCAAACACCCGCCGGTCCGCCCTCCTCGGGTCTGTGGGAGAGACACTCAATGCCGCCGCTTGGAGGGCATCAGCAACCTTCTGTGCCTTAGCCTCACTATCGAGGGCAGGGATACCGGTGGTGCGCCAGACCCGCTGCCACTCACCAGCCGCTTCCACCCACACTTTGATCCTCGCCATCCAAAAAGCCTGTCCTTTAGTTGATACTGCTGCCATAACATTCTCAGGGTCCAATTTCAGGGCCACATTGCGACCCATTGCGCTCAAATCGCTCTAATGTTGCGTCTAAGCAACGGGGGAAATAGAGCTAACGGAGAGAACTTGTGTTTCGGCGGTTCAAATCCGTCTCGGGCCACCATGTCTTAAAATCAACGACTTACGCCGGAAGGGCGGCTGGAATAACCCAAAAGGGTCCAATCTCAGGGTCCAATGATACCGGACGCAACAGGCGCAACAGGGTAAGCTACCTGCAAAGCGATCAGGATTGCCCTAGTCTGCGCCCCATGCAGCCGCATCCCCTCGGTCAGATGCGGCTCGAGACTTTCAGGCAACAGGAACCCAATCCGGGTGGTCGGCTCCCCCTTGGGTCGTCCGGCATTCGGGGCGCCCGGTTTGGGTCCATTCTTTTTACGTGGGGCAGGGGTGGGGGTGGTCGTTTTTGGTTTCGGCATGGGATCAGGGTGGGGTGATGGTTGGAGGGAGGAGCAGGGCGGTCGCTTTAAGCATGGCCACCGCCAACCTCGCCTCATACCGGGTCGAGGCATTATCGACCTCATTGTTGGTTTCCGTTTCGATGATGGAAAACCGTGGGTTCAGGTGGCTAAATTTCGAAATCGCAGAGTCTTGGCTTTTCGATCTGCCAAAGTGCGCGTCTAGGACTTCGCCGGGTTTGTCGCCAAGTGCCTGCCGAGTCGCTGGCAGGATGTGGACGGTCATCTTGATCTTGCCGAGACTTGGACGGCCCGCGCCGGGCTTTCGCTTGCGCGGTTGCCCAGCCTTCGTGAGTTGTGGTTTGCGGCTCATGAGCGGTCAGCAATGATTTGGTCGATCTCGCTATCAGTGTAGGTCGAGTGGTCACGCTCGACTGCGCCATGACTTTGGCAGTAGGCATCACCGACGCTGCTCCGAAGAGTGACTGATGCATCGCTGAGCTTTTGGAGCTGCTCAGGAGTGAGCCAGATGGCCGCTTCGCGTGTGGTGGATAATTTGATGACTTTCATTCTATTAGATCAGGGATTGAGCTTCTTCTTTAGTGATCTCAGTGACAGTGCCGTCCTCAGTGACAGTGATGTATCCTGTGTCGATGCCGCGAGCGCCGACAGTTGCGTCTTGAGCGAGCTTGTAGAGTCCAGGAGCGGTGATCTCGCCGGTATGATACTTGGCGCTGTGGCGCTTGAGCGCCACGAAATCGAGAGCGAAGCCGTATTTTGCATCTGGGCCAGTAATGCGACCGATGTAGGGCTTGGTGTTGCGAGTGATGGAGACTTGGATGGCGATCATGGTTTTGGGTGGGTGTAGGGTTGGCTCAGGCGTAGAAATCATCAGCAACATCCGATTCGACGATGCCGAAATAATTCAGGGTGCCTTTGTGAATGCGGGCAAACAGGGTATCCGGCTCATTGTAGATGTGCCCGGAAATGTCCTCCACCCCGGCCTCCTGAAATTCAGGGTCTTCCAGAGCCTCGCTGAGTTCCATCATGGATTCAGAGTTCTGGGCGATTGCAAATTTCAGGTCGCTGTAGTCGGCAAAGCTTGTTTGTGGAGATATTTGGAGTTCGCCGGTTTGATACATTCCAAAGCCGGAATGATGGGGAGTGATGAAGACTTCGGTGTAGATTTTCATTTGGTTGGGTGTTGGGTTGGTGGTTGGGTGTTGGTTGATGGTTGAATCAGAATCCTTCGCATCCGGCAAAATCGGATTCAACCAGCGTTATCCATTCAGCGGACAGGATCATCATGTCCCTGGCGGGGTTGGTGCTGGGCATTTCGCAGTGCATTTCCGGGCAGTGCAGCATCCAGGTGCCAGGCTTGACGACGGACAGTCGGAATGTGAGACCGATAGCCTGGCCATGGGCTACCGCCTCGAGGGCAGGGAACCCCAGTCCGCCGGTTCCAGGATCTCGGGCTGGCATGGTCCCGCAGATTGTCCCGGCTTCCCGGAGTGCCACAGCACAGCGTCGGGTGACACATTGGATGCGACCTTGGTGGGCGATATAGTACGGTGCGCCTGCGGTGGCATCCTTTGCCTCCCGGCAGGCGGCTAGTTCAGCCTCGCGGGTCCAGACTTCCAAGGGAACGAATTGTTTGGGTAGGGTGGTGGTTTTCATAGTGGTGTGATGGTCAGACGTTGCGGTAGCTGGACTGGATGATTGCCCACATGCCGGACCGCAGGCGCCGTGCTTTGCTGATGCTGTGCTGCCAGTGACCGCAACAGTCGTGCTCACACCGGCAGGAGTACTGGAGCGTGTCCTCAATGGCCTCCCGGACCTCCTCCTCATCAGATTGGCTGGACACGCAGAGGATGATCAGTGTGCGCCGCGATTCCCCATGGGGATCATGTTTGCCCCAGTCCTTGCTAATGATGGCGCGGGCCATGCCGACGTCCTCGGACTCGTCGAGGTGCGACCACGCCGCATTGTAGCGGCGGGTGGTCTGGCGCGAGAGGGTGAATTTTTCGTTGAGTTGCATGGTGATGGTTGGATTGAGGATTGATTAGGCCACCATCGATTCGATCATCGTGATGCTGGTCAGCCAGTAGGCGCCATCGATGTGGAGGCATTCGTCCCGCAGGAACCGTTTCAGCAGGTTTTCCTCGGCGTTGATTTTAGCATCCACCTTCATTTCCGCTTTCCAGCCCTTCGGCCAGTGGCCAAAATAGGTCTTGTTGCTGCGCTTGCATTCGATGTCGGCGATTTGCCGAGCGTGGGCCTGTATCCAGTCGCCTTGGCAGTATTTGATTTCATCGGCCAATCGGCCGGCGGGGGCGAGTGCCATCTCGGTGGCTTGTTTGAGGGAGATTTGTTTCATGATTTTGTGATGGTTGAAGATTACCGGGGGTGGAACCCGGCGGGGTTGATTAGATGATTTCCAGTAGGCGGCGTGCGCCAATCATCGCGGCGGCTTCCAGTGCGGCCTCCGCTTCGGTCGGCATCATATCGGAGAACCAGTCACCTGTCGGCGCCTTGGTGGTTTCCTGCGGCATGATGTAGAGGCCAAGAGTGGCAAGGGACGCAATGACTTCGTCGTCGGCCATCGGGCGGGTGACCATGGTGGGGATAACTCCCGCGCCCCGGCACCGGAAGCAGGTGCCGCCTTTGTTGTGGCTGAATACCGCAAGGCGCCCTTTTCCGGCGCAGCGCGGGCAGGTGGTGGATTGTGTTTCGGTGATGGTCGTGTTCATGGTGATTAGCTGGCAAAGGACAGGTTGACGCCGCAGTCGGTCATCTCGTAGCCATTAGGCATCCGCACAGGAGCACGGGAGGGACCCCGAGAGCGGGCAGCACGCAGCAGGTAAGCTGCACGGTCACGGCTGATACTGATGGTCTGGTAAACGGTGCCGTGGTAGGTCCGCATGTGGCAGTTGATCTGTGTTTTCATGGTGATGGTTGGTGGTGGTGAGTTGATTAGTTACCGGCAGGTTGACGTGCCCACTGCGCCGCACCATCAGCTTCCATTTTACTCAGTTCGTCCTCCAGCATGCGCCGCTCCGCCCAAGTAAGGGAAGACATCTGGTAATCTGCTGCGATCCATTTATCGATGATTTCGTCGAGGGTCATTGTGATGGTTTGGTTGGGTGTTTGGTGCCGGGGGATCGAACCCCGGCTGTGGTGGTCAGGCATTGGCAGCGTCTGCGGCTTCCCGGCGGATGTTCTCCTTCGGCTTGGGGCTTATCTTCCAGTGGTTCCGTTCGCCTTGTGCCAAGCGAAAAACTTAGAAGGCATGGAAGGGTTGGGACCATCAATCTTCCCATCGGCATTCCATGGCCAAGCGTCCTCACGCAGGAATGTGTAGCCATCGCGCTTCAGCTTTACCGCAGACAGCCCGTGGATCTGGTCCGTGGTGGATGTGATGGTCTCGCTACCCGGCTGGCGGTAGACCCGCTTGATGGCTGGCTTGCCGCCACGTGTGACGAGGATGCGGTTTCCGAGGGGGAGGATGTGATTGAGTGTCTTCATGTTGGTGGGTGGGTGGGTGGTTGGGGTAAGGGTTAGCGGACTTGGATGGATTGAACCATCAGGTGGCGGTAGGTGCTGCCGTCATCATTGGTCTTCACCAGTGCCTTGACCCCGGTGATGTCCCACTTGCGACCGTCGAACCGGACATAGGAGCCTTTCTTGTCGGTGATCAGCTTGAGGTGGCGTTGTGGGGAGCCGGTTTTGGTTTTGATGACCCCGCCTTTTCCGTAGGTAGCGTAGTCGTTGTAGGGGAAGGTGACCAGTACCGTGTCGCGCCATGGCTTTAAGTCAGAGATCAGTTCTTCAACGGAGGAGGCTTTGTAGTGGAGGGTTGAGTTCATGGTGATGGTTGGCTTCGGTCAGGTTAATTCCCTCCCGTGATTACTGATATATCACCACGGACTTAAACGCAAATAAAAGTTTCAAGTATTTCTCAGATCGTCACACCCAACGGGGAAACAGGCAGGGAATACACAGGGAGAGAGCACCAGATACACTAGAGGCAGAGACACCATCCCCCGGAGGGGGGAGAGTAAGGCACCCCCATGATATGAAGGATGAAGGGTGAAGGATGAAGACCTGTTTTGATAGTCAGGTGTGACACGCATTTCATCCGCCTCTCCTACGGGGGATTCCGACACCACCACCCTTCGCTTTTGTCATTCTTACGGGGCGGGACCCTTGAATCGTAAACCACCCACCACCGCTACGCTCTGCGCACCTGCACACTACCGCCTTCGCCCTACGACACCAGAAAAAGCTATTGGCCGGAAACAGCACGGGCTTGACTAGAGGGGGGAGGACGCCCAGACATGGATTCCTTCACGCGCTCGCCCGCATCGTATGCCCACCGCAGATACCGCCACCACCGAGCTGAGAACCATCGCCAAAGGGTCCGATATTGGTCCCGCCCTCCTCGCCAGATTGGCGGAAATGGTGCCGGTGGAACTGGTGGCCCAGAAGATCCTCCAGCTACTGCACGCGGAGATCGTGAATGCCCGAGGGGAGAGCTACCCAGACAACCGGGCCATCGAAGCCGGGGTGAAACTGTACATGTCGTATCAGGTGGGCATGCCGGTGCAGCGGCAGGTAATCGTCACTGAGGCCAGAGAGACCACCGGCCAGACGCTGGAGAGGCTGCTGGCATCACCGGCATCACGGAGGGCATTGCAGTCGGTTTTGGACGAGGAGCAGGGGTCAGGTAATCCCCTACAGCCGGGGGCAGGGATTGGTGAGGGTGCCATTGAGGGGTAGGTGGAGCGTTGATTATCAGGGAGTTACCATTAACTTCCGACTATGTGCATCATGTGAAGTATACTAATACCCGCTCATTCGTGAGAATCCGAGGGCTGGAGCGACGGAATATGATGCAAACAGGGGATTTCAGGGCAGGGGAGATCAGGAGCTGGGCATTCAGGGGTTCTGCACGTCGGAAATGTATCAAACGCCACCAATTTGCCCGGTATGCGGCTCCGAAAACACGGCCTGAGACCGTGATGACCCTGATTCTGCGTCTTTTTCCGGCGTCTGCGGTGTTATTTCAGCCATAACGTTTGATTCCATCCCGGTTGTACCGCAAATAGAAACACCGGACCGGGACACGGGCGGAAACCATCAACACCATCACCTACATGAAGCACATTATTGCCAACCTCGAGGGCGCCGCGGCCTACCACCGAGGCCATTGCTGCGGAGATCAATCCCTCTGCGCCGATTACAAGCGTGCTGCTGCCATCCTGCGTGGCTACGGCGCCGAGCCTGAGTACGAGGAGGCCGACGAAGATGAGGAGGAGCCAGAGGAAGGGGGCGAAGACGAGACGCATAAGGACCCACGGTATCAGCGCCTGCTTATCCTTACCCTCAAGGCCGCGCTGACCGGTGCCACTGGAAGCTGTGTCGCCGTGGACTGTGCGGTCGATGCGGCTTCCGACGCTTACGACGACCTGTTTTACCCCATCGACTACCTATGACCCCACACATCTACCTGCAAAGAAACCCTGCCGACGAGGAAGGCAGTGACGCCAAGTCTGATTCCTGCCGGGACTGGCTGTTCCGCGCTGGCTATGCTGCCCCGAGAGTTTGGTCCGACTGGCAGGTGCACACCCAACTGGATCACCTGTGCGAGGCTGTGGAAGGGGGAACGGTGCAGTTGGTCGTGGTGCCGTCACTGTCGGACCTTGGTGCCGACGTCTTCGATGCCGCTCGGGTGGTCAAACGACTGATCGATACCGGTGCCATGCTGATCAGCGTGCAGGATGGACTGGACCTGAGAGGCAGAGATGCTGTTTCTTTGGGCCAAATCGCTGCTGTGGCGGCCTTTACCCGTCTTCCGAGGGTGGAGAGAGCGGCAGGGGGGTCCGACGTCACCAAGGTGCCTTGGATTGCGCCAAATGAGGAGCACGTTGCGCTGATCGATGCCCACTATGCGCTGTACGGGCGAGGAGGTCCGGGGACATTGGCCAAACTGCTCGGCACCAGCCCACTCAAAGCAGGCAGGATACTGGCCAAGGTGGAGCGCGAGAGGCGTGTCCTCGATGGTCTCAAGGCGCAGGGTCCGGCGGGAGAGGCGTTGGCGGCAGTGTTTCGGGAGGAGGCAAAGCCGTGAAGCGGGCGATATACATCGGGAAGGCATTGGGAAACCTTCGGTATGGGGTGACTGGGACAGTCAATGAGATGGACCCTTGGACAGGGCTTCACCGATTCCGTATTGATGGAAGCAAATGCGACTACTGGAGCACCGGATCTTGGATTCTCGGCTACCTAGTCACTAGAAAGAACTTCTACATCCCCTCCGAAGATCAAACCAGACACTGCCTGAAGCCATGAAAGCCACCCCAGACATGGACCCGGTTGAGCTTGAGCGTGCCATCGTGAGTCGGTCACCGGGTGCGTGGTTCGAGCTTCACGGGGCGATCTACGACAAGGATAGGAACATTCACCGGGCGCCGGACCTGATTCTGAATGACATGCAGCAGCAACTGGACGAGATCGTCGTCTGGTGCGGGGACAATGGGGTGCCGTGCAGGATCATCACGCTGAAGGGGCGGCAGCAGGGGAGTTCCACTTGGTCGGTGGGGGCGTTGTACCACAAGCTGCGGGTGAAGTCATCCAAGGCATGCATCATCGGGGACCTTTACGAGAGGTCTGTAGCCAACCTGGTGGCGATGTTCGACCTGTACGCTACGGAGGACAGGTTCAAATGGGGCAGCACCTACTATGCACCGGGCAAGAAGTTCTCCAACAACTCCGAACTGAAGACAGAGACCGCGAACAGTCCACGGGCAGGGGCATCTGGGACCTTTCAGGCGGTCCTCGCTACGGAAGTGGCGCACTGGAAGGAGACTGATGGGGCGGGGGGCAAGAAGATCAGTGCCAAGGCAGTGTTTGCGGCCCTCCTGAACTGTGTACCCAAGAAGGCGGGGACGTTGGTCATTGTGGAAAGCACGCCGAATGGGGCATCAGGGGTCTACTACGACACTTACCAAGGCGCCGCGACGTTTGAGCAGGTGCGGAGTGGGAACACACCGGCTGGCTGGAATGGGTTCATCAAGGTCTTCTACCCTTGGCACCAGCATCCTGAGTATCGAAATGAGGTGTCTCTGAAGCAGGAACAGGAGATTCAGGCATCGTTGAGTGAGCGGGAGCAGGAGTTGATTGCCGAGCATGGGCTGGATGTGGGGCGGTTGTCTTGGAGGCGGGAGAAGCTGGCGGGGCCGGAGTTTAACCATGACGAGAGCAAGCTGGAGGAGGAGTATCCGAGTGATGAGGTTCGATGCTTCCTGATGAGTGGGCGGAGGGCGTTGCCGATGTTGGCGTTGCAGGCCATGAAGAAGAAGGCGGAGTTGTATGGGCCGGGGAAATTGCAGTTGGGGGTCTTGCAGTGGACGGATGTGCTGGAGAACAAGGCGGTGTACCGGGTGACGGGGGATGACGAGGCATGGGTGAAGATTTGGGAGATTCCGCGTCCGGGGTTGAGGTATTTGCTTTCGGTGGACCCATGTACTGGGGCGGCGCATGGGGATGACCCGGACAACCATGGGATTGGGATGTGGCGGGATGGGTATTGGGGGAATGATGGGCGGTGGAATCCGCAGGCATTGGTAGCGCGGCTGGCGGATGTGTATCTGGAAAAGATAGACCCCAAAAAGAGAGCGCGGTGCATGTGGGATGTGACTTTGGCGAGTGAGCGGGTGGCGATGTTGTCGGCGCACTATGGGTGGGCGCCTACGGTGGTGGAGATCAACAAGGACGCGGGGTTCTGTGTGTTGTTGCAGCAGCGGTCGCGGATGAACTTGTTTGTGCGGATGATTCCGAACCGGCTGGAGCAGACTGAGGCGAGGGAGTATGGATGGGATACCAATGCGAAGACGCGGGGACCGATCATTGAGGGGTTGAAGGCGAAGATCCGGCATTGGGAGGAGATCGGGGGAGGGATCATGATCTGGGATTTACCGACTATATCGGAGTGCATGACCATGATTGTGCTGCCGAATGGGCGGGCGGAGGCGGCAGGGGGGTGTCACGATGACCAGGTGCTGGCCGCGGCTATTGCCCACGCCTGTATGGGGAGTGCCAAGGCGATGCCTTACCCGCAGATGGCTGGGAAATTTGGATCAGGACAACAACCAACAGGAGACATGACCTATACATGACAGAAGAACCTGAAGAACCTACTGTACCTCAAACTGAAACACCGAAACGGGAAAGGGGAGGGAAGGCGCCGATGGCTGGGAAGAGAGAAGGGTGCGAGGTGGTGGTGGCGCATCCGGATACGGTGGCGGCAGTGGCGGCGGTGGGGGCGAGGGTGCGGGAGTTGCGGGGGGCGAGGCAGATGACGTTGAAGGAGTTTGCTCCATTGGCGCAGTTATCGGTGCATAGGTTGCGCCAAGTGGAGGATGGGCATGATGGAGGCATTTTCGCGTATTATGCGGTGGCGCGGGTATTGGAGATACCGGTGAAGCGGTTGATGGAGGACACGCCGCAGCGGTGGGCGGCATGGATGGTGGAGTATAAGAAGTGGCAGAAGCGGCATTTCCGGGAAATAATGAAGAAGGAGGCGGAATGATTATAGGAATCCGATGGGTGGCGAACTACGGTTACGAGGGGGAGCGGATTGAGCCGGAGCAGGACGACATCCGGGCGCATGTCCGGAAGATCAAGCAGGCTGGGTTTGTGGAGCGGGCATGGCAGCCTAAAGACCCGCTACGGCCTTTGACGCTGGTGTCGGCTCTGTTTACCGTGCCGACGGTCCGGATCATTGAATTTGAGCGTCTGGCTGGCTCTTATCGGCATGCCAGGGTGTTCCGTCCGCTGTAGGTTTACTTCTTGATGGTTCCGAGGGTGGCGGAGGGTCGGTATTTGATTTCGTTCCATGCTTGGCTGGATCCGTCTGAGTAGGCTTTCCTGATGAGGTCGATGCTGGTTTGGTCTGCTTTCAGGGGCATTCCGGCGAGGGCTTTCTGGGCAAGGACGGCGCGGCGTTTGACCAGGTAGTTCCGGGCAAACTCATTCAGTTCAATGTCTTCTTGGTTGGGCAGTTTCCTGGTGGGGCTGGGGAGTTTTGGCGCCCATGCCTTGCCGGGGTTCCCTTCATCGTCATTGCTGCCGTCGTTCTGGCGGAGGCGATTCCATTCGAGGAGCACCTTATCAGAGAGGGTGAGCTTCTTATCCGGGACGGAGGCAGAGGGGATGAGCATCCGGGTCATGGAATTGCCGGTGCGGAGTTTTTCTTCTCCGGTTGCGGGATCGAGCTTGGTTCCTACGGCGGAGGGCAGGGGCAAGGCGCTGTGCCACCATGGGGCGTCAGCGGTGTCCATTTCGGTATCGGCGTAGTTCCTCAGGGGTTGCTTGATGAGGTTCGGGATCATGGAGGAGATGACCTTATCCTGCAAGATTTCGGTGTATTCCTTGCCGTAGGTGCGTCCTTCCAAGATGTCTCCGATGGAGGACAACCCGGTCAGGAATGTCTTGTTCCGGGCTTGGTACATCAGGCTGGTTACGACGTTGGTCACTACTTCCGAGGAGGAATCCCCGCGCTTAATGGAGCGGAGCGCGTCTACCGTGGAGGCGACGACGGTGGCAAACGGTTCCAAGCGACCGTAGTTGAACGAGACTCCTCCCAACCGAGCCATGTAGGCTCCCCCGAGGGCGCGTTTCTGGAGGTCGGCTTCTCCCCTGTTTTTAGGAGGGCTGCCGGTGATGAGGAATTTCTTCTTATCGTCGTCCTCGTCCCCTTCGGAGATGGCTTGCAGAGCGAAGTAGGCGGCCCATGCCAGAATCTGCCGCGCCACGGTGGTGACGAACTCTGGTTCTCCGGCAAAGGTGAGTTTCCCGCCCTTGAAGGCAGCCAAGCCACCTTTTCCGACTAAGTACATGAGGTAGGCCGTGCCGAGTGGGGAATTGACGGTGGCAGTCTTGGCGATGTTGTAGGGCGTTTTGACAAAGGGGAAAAAGACGGTCCCGATGGTTTTCTTGACCCAGTTTTCAGACTGGCTGAGTTCCATGAGCCACATTGGAATCCCATCGACGGGGTTTTTGGCCTCATTGAGTTCCTGCTGGAAGGCATTGTATTCCGCCTGCTTTACCGCGGCATCCCATGCGGGGGATCCGGCCATATACATCATGCGGTTCATGCTGTCGTCGAACGCCTTGGTGCCGGGGGCGATTCCTGCCTTGCGGGTGAGGCGGTAGGCATGGGCGGCTACTTCCATGGTGCCGAAGAATGTCTTCAGGCCGGAGTCAGCAGCCATCAGGGAGCGTCCGGGCATACGGACGACGCGGCCTCGGAAAGGATTCAAATTCCCACCAACGTCTGAGATCTTCCCAAACGGACGTTCACTAATGGCTTTACGTCCCCCCAGTTGCTCGAGGCCACTGCCCCCCATGCCGACGGCATCACCCATACCCATGGTTTCAAAGAAGTCGTGTTCTGCGCCCCACGCCATCTTGGCCATCTTGGCTCCCCGGATCATTCCGGGTACGGCTGCTCTGAAGATGTGGATAAACTCGCCAAAGGAGGCGCTGTCCTTCAGGTTATTGCCAGTCATGGCGTTGACCGTGGATTCACCAGCGCGGACCAAGACGGTGTTCCAGATGCCGAATGCGACGTTCCCAACGATGTTGGTAGCCTGCGTGACGGGGCCGGAGAGGAGCCAGTTGATGTAAATCTCCCGCAGTACGTCCAGACCGCTACCGCTGGCAGTGTCCACGATGTGTTTCATCCGGACCACGTCCACTTGGTTCCCGATGTCCATGCCATGGAAGATGGAGACGGTTTCCACTTCCAGTTCCGGCTGGGGGACGCTTTTCCCTGGGCCTTTGGTGCTGCCGTCTCCGGCAGGGGGGGCTTTCGGGACCCGGCGCTTGGTGGTGCGGCGTTTGCCTTGCTGGGCATCAGCGAACCATCCCAACTCCTTCATGATGCGTTCCATTTCCACCTCGGCGTCGGCATCCGACATCTTGGCCATGTTCTCAAAGTCCATCGTTACCCATGGATCGTCGCCGACGGGTTGGGAGGAGATGATGCCTTGGGCGCGTTGGGCCATCTTCCGGCGGTTGCGGAGTTCTTCCATCACCTTGGCCATGGCTTCGGCCTTGGCGGCTTTTACCTGTTCGACGGTCATCCCGTTTTTGGTGGCGATGTCCTTGAAGGACTGGGTAGCGTCCATGGTATCCATGGCTGCTGCCATTTTCTTGGCATCCATGTCCTTGAGGGTGGTGCGGTTCATCTCCCCGCGGCGGGCCAGTAGTTTGCGGCCACCGTTGAGCACGTCCTCGATGGTGACGCCCATCTTGGCGAGGGCGTCGATGATGCGCTGGATCCGCTCTTGGTCCTTTTTGAGGAGGGCTTCCCGTTCTTCCTCGGTCGGGGCGTTCAATATCTTATACCGTGTGCCGGGCGGCGGGGTGTAGATGTGATCCATCATGAAGGCGCGGAACCGTTCGGCCTTGGTGATCCACATATCGCGGGAGGCGCCCAGAATTTGCGAGGCGGTGCGTTTGGCCAAGTGGTCCCCCATGGTGAGGGCGGCGGCTTGTTCCCGGCGCTCTTGGGTAGCGGGTTGGCGGGCCAGCCACTCCTTCAGCATCTGGCGCATCCGGACGTCGAAGGCATTGCCTGGCACCCCGCGCATCCCGTCCCGGATCAGGCGGGTGAGGTTTCCTTCCGGGTCTGCTTCCATAGCCCCGCGGACTACGGCATCCAAGTCAGCCAGCTTCTGCGGCGCCATTTCCTTGATGTCATCCGCATAGATGTTGGAGGTAGCCAGCATCACGTCGTTCAGGTCAGATTCCACTCCGGTCCCGGCGCCGCCTGCGCGGGTGGGGTCGCCGATAGTGCGGTCGCCATCAGACTCAGCACTGGCTGTTGCGGCGAGGGCGTCCACTTCTGCCATGGAGACGTTGGCTTGGGCGAGGAGGTCTGCCGGGGATTGGCTGTAGAGGTAGTCGCTCTTGTTCCCGAATACCGGGGTTCGGACGAACACAGTCCCGCCAACATTGAACGACTCAGCTCCAGACACTACTGGTCTGCGCGACGCCCTGTCGTAGAAGTAAGAGTGCCTGCGGGGGTTCATCCCCACTTGGGTCCATTTATCAAGGTCGTTAGGGATGCTTTGGTCCTCGGCAAACGTCCCTTCGGTAGTGGCGATGGTGGACTTGTTTTTCCCATCACGGATTTTTTCAGACTCCTCCTCGTTTACCGTGAACACAGGATTATTGATCCTGACAGACCCACGGTATGAGATTGGTCCTCCTGCTCGTCCCTTTGCGCTTCCCACCCATTTATTGTGAATGGATACGACGTAGGTGGGTGCCCCGTCCTTCCTGATTGGTTTTTTCAGGGTTCTCTCAAACGTCGGGATGTCGATTCGCGCCCCAATAAGCCTACCGGGTTCGATGAATGCATCTACCATATCGCGTTTCTCTTTGCTGATACCTTTCTCTGACCTCATTTCCTCGTATGTAGGGATGCTCCTTTGGGTGGGAATCGGAACCCTACTTACCACCGCCCCTTCGCCAGTGGGAAGAGGCCCTTCACGGTCCTGCGCCTGTGCCTGCCTGAGGAGATCAGCAGGAGACTGGCTGTAGATGGCCTCGTCAGCATCCTCTTTCAGCCCACTGGTCTTCAGCGGGTTTGCCTTCGTCCAAAGGGTGCGAGCGAGTTTCCGGACGGCGGGCCAGTTGTTGGAGAACAGGACTTCTGATCCCCATTGCGATTGCCCCGTCAGGGCATCTGAAAAGACGTTTGCCGCCAATTCAACGGCCACAAACGGACCTTTATAGGATTCTGCCAGCAACTTTCGGGCGGCGTCAAGGGCTGCCGGTTCAGCCAGTCGTGAGACCTGCGCGGCGAAAAACTCAAGCAGTTTGGTCTTGGCGGGGTCCTTTTCTGCGGAGTGCCACCATTCATGAGCAAGAATACTGGAAGCCTTGGCGGGGCTTGTGGCATTTAGGAATATCCACTCTGGGTGATCAGGCTGAACGAATCCGCCAGTTTGCGCCTCTCCTACCGGCCCTGCGATGCGGAAGAACCGGACCCCGACGCCGGTTTCGTTCCCAAACCTGCGAACGACCCCTGCCAGATTGTCCGGGGTGGCAACTGCTGCAACTGCTCCGGGGAAAGCGCCAATAGCGCCGCCTTGGATTTCCGATAGTCGTCCAGAAATGTCGATTGGGGTGTATTCATGGGAATTGATGGGCTGATTGACCGGGGATTGAGGGTTGTCCGAAAAGAGGTCGCCGTCAAATGGTCCGGCAGGGGATTGCGATTGGATGGCTGAGAACCTCTGGTTAAAAGGCGTGGCCACCTTGTCGGACTGCCACAAGGCACGGGCCTTTTCGACGGGGGTGTTTCTCCACATCTGTTGGCGGGCGTCTGGCCCCATGACGGCTTGGCGGAATCGCTCGTAAGGGTCGCGGCCCAACGCGACTTTCATGGC